GCCCCGCCGAGCCACAGGCCCATGCGACCCCCCCGCCGCGACACGTCGCACGCCGGGGCGTGGCCGACGCGACCCGGTCGCCTGTTCACCCCCGTGTCCCCGGTTCGAGCCTTGGTCGGGGAGCTTTTGACCGGCCCGCGAAAGCGGGCCGGTTTTGCTTTACGCACCCGGCCATCTCCGGGCGTGCGGCGGTGCTCACGGCAGATCGCGCAAAGTCCCGTCAGGATTGGGGTTTGCGCCGCACGGTCGCCAGCCAGCCAGAGCCACCGCGCTCTCGGTTTGGCCCGGCCCATCGGGCGGGCGACGAGAACCCCGAGGGTTCCCGTCGGCCACTCGGCCAAACCTCTCAAACTCTCTCCGACTCTCGGTTAGCGCACCCGCCGATTTGACGCGGGGTTCCGATCGGGGGTGGGCGGCGATTGGAACGGATTGGAAGTGTAGAGTCCATGCTGGGACAACCGCATCAGGCCCTCTCGGCTCTGATCGCCCTCGCCATGCTCGTGATCAGGGAACCAACGAGCCGGTTGCGCATATAAACTGGCGTTGGGTTCGTCCCTGCTTGGGGGCGACAGCGAGTAAGCCGCCGCGGGCTGTGACGATGACCTCCCCGCGTCGGACCCGAGTCCAATGACTCGCCCGCTGCCGTGTCTCAGGGTCAGGGATGTGGTCACAGCCCCGGCGGCTCCGACTCAAATCCGGGCCGCCACGACCATACGGAGTCGGCGTGTCGCCGTACTCCCGAGCTCGGTCCCGAGAGGGTGATCCGGCATCGCGGCAGGGCAAACCGTGGAAAGGACAAGTTGGTCGGGCAGGCGCGGCGATGCCGCGCGAGCGTTGTCATGCAGTCAGGCTGCGGGGTCACACGATGTTCCGGTCGCACTCAGCGGGCACGCCCAGGCGCGGATGGCGCAGCGAGGCATCAGCGCCTGGGTCTTGCGGATGGTCTTGGAGTTCGGCGAGTGGCTCGACGCCGGCGAGGGCTGCCACGTGCTGTACCTTGGCCGACGCGCCCTGCGTTGGGCACGAGCGGCGCTCGGCAAGCACGCGGAGATGGTCGCCAACGTCGCGGTGATTCTCGCCGACGACGGGACGGTGGTCACGGCGTATCGAACGACCCGGCCGCTGCGACATTGGCGCGGCGGTCGTTGAGGCTCTCATTGAGGTTCATTGACGCGTTCATGGCTGGTTTCCTAGTATCGTCCGCTGACCGTGACTCCCTGTTTGCCGGATGGCAGCGTGAGGCGAGGTTCGGATCTCGAATCGATGAGCGACGAGATCTCTCCTGCGGCCGAGCTCGAGCGAGCTGCACGCGGCTACTCCGACGATCGAGGGATGTGCCCAACGGGCATAGCCGCGCGTTCCTGCGTGGCGACGCCAGCGGATTCCCACCTCGCTCATCGGAGGTATCCCGATGGACACACGTCCACAATCCGTAAGCGGCCACGCTGTCGTTGCGCTCATCGCCACCCGTGGCAGGTTTGACCTGCTACGTGAACGGGCGCTCCCGTCCATCCTTGCCCAGACACGAGTTCCCGACCGGCTCGTGATCGTTGCGGATAGGACCAAGGAGGAACTGCCAGATCCGGACCTGGCGGAACTGGCACGGCAGCTTCAGGCACAGTGCGGCAACCGGATTCGCGTGACCGTGATGCGCAACCGGCGCACTCGGGCGCGAGCCGCCGGCGCATGGAACACCGGGATCGACCAGTTGCACCGCGACGCGGGCATCGTGCGGTACGCCGACCTCTGGTTCGTCGCCATTCTCGACGACGACGACGCGTGGGCTCCCGACCACATCGAGTCGTGCCTCGAGGCAGCCATCGCTCGCGACCTGAACATGGTCGCCTCGGGCTTGATCCGCCACACCACCGTGGATGACGCTGGGCATCCACACACGATCCCAACGAGACTCGATGCCCGGGAGCAGTTCATCACGGGCCAGCACATCCAGGGTTCAAACCTGTTCGTGCGGCTTGACCTGCTGCTCCAAGCCGGCGGCTTCGATGAGCACCTGCCGAGTTGTACCGATCGTGACCTGTGCATCCGACTGGCAGATCTCCCAGCCCTGCGATTCGGCGCAACGTCGACGCACACCGTCCATCACTACGCAGACCCCCGCGAAGATCGCCTGTCCGCGCCCGCCTCGCAAGCCAAGCTTGAAGGCCTCACGCGATTCTGGAGGAAGCACGCACCGAGGTTCGACGAGGCCGCGCGGGAGGCCGCGGCCGCGCGGGCGTTCAAACTATTCGGGTGGCGGCCACCAGAGCCCGAGCCGCTCAAGCCTGTCGAGGTCACGCCTTTGCAGCCATCGGCTCAGTCAATGGGATTTGTTGTCGGCTTCGTGACGGACGCGAATCCCAGGCAGCATGTTGATGGCTTGCTCTCAGACCTCGTCCGTCTGAAGGCACGCCCTGACGTGTCAGATGTGGTGGTGATCGTCGTCGAAAATGGTCCAATCCCCGAAGACGGGACGCGGCCGCTGCATGAACTCGTTCGTCGCTTTCAGGCGGAGGGGTTGGCCATCGACCTCATCACGATCGAGCGTCAACGTGAAGACTGGGCGCAGGGGGCTCTCATTGATACCCCCGATCCCACGCGCCAACGCCTCCCGATCGCTGTGTCTCGCACAGTGCTGAACACCTATGTTGGGAAGGTCGCCGCGCGTCTTCCGGGGTCCGCTGCGTGGATTCTGGATGATGACAAGCGGTTGTCGATTCGCGTGGATGTGGGCGGCAAGTCGATCGAACGACAGACTCCGGACATTGCGGCGCTGATCAAACTCCGGGAACAGGGCGCGGACGTGGTGATCGGGCCGGACACCGGTGCGGCGCCTCTCCCGTTCACGGCGACGCTTCGGATGCAATTGATCGACCTCGACCGCCATCTGGTCGAGTGGGAGAACACGACGCCTTGCTCCCCCTGGATGGACAGGGCGGCGGAAGAGGCAGCATCACGGTCATCCCTGCCAGATGCATACTACGACCTGTCGAGAAACACAGAGCACCTCGAAACACCGTTTTCTCTTCTGCCGCCCGCCTCCGGCGCGACGAACGCGGATGCATTGAACAGTATCGCAGGCCGCGTGGACCGGTTGCTGGCCGGTGAGCCGGTCTTCCGTCCGCTGGTTATGGATGCCGCATCTCTACCTGAAGACGCTGCCATGCCATCCGTGCAACGGGGCGGCTCGACGATCTTCTTCAACCCCGAGCACCTTCTCGCATACCCGCAGAACATCGCCCGCTTCGGCAACTTGTACGTCCGGCGATCAGACATGCTCACCGCCCTGCTCATGCGTGACCAGATGGGGCTCCGGATCGTCCAGCACGCCGCTGCTGGCGTGCGACATGATCGTTCATTCACGACATCCAGTGGCCTCGACGAGGCCACTCTGCTTGCGGACATCCTGGGGTATGCGCTGTATCGGGCGGCGGGCGAACTCTTGGAATCGCGGCCAGTGGATCGGCGGCGCGAGCCGTTGCTGGCATGGTCGCCCGATGAACTCAAGCAGGCAGCCCGATTGGTCCGCAAGTACCTGGATGAACGGCTGGCTGCGTTCACACTCAGCGCCTGGCGGGTGTTCGGACTGGCGGACAGCATCCGCCACCGCGCGCGGAGTATGCTCGAAGGCACTTCGCCTTGGGCGATTGGTAGCACAGGGCAAGCATTGGCGACAATCGCCGCTGAGATGGACCGGCTATGCAGTCTCGTCAAGCCGACTGCCATTGCGCGGATCGCGGAGCGGGTGCGTAAAGCCGCCTCGGAGCAGAGCGTCCGCGACGCCTTCGCTTCGATGGACGGACTGATCAGCGAGTACCGCGCAACGCGGAATACGCCGTCTCCCACCGACAAGGAGATCACGGAGGCGCGTGAGCGGCGCGCCCGGGCGATGCTGAAGCGTGCCTTTGGCGCGAAGGACCTGCGGCTGCTGGGAGCCGGCGGCGAGGGGATTGTCTTCACTGATGAGCGTCGGGTGTTCAAGGTCTTCGATCTGCTCAAGCGACGCCCGAACCACGATACGCTGGCCACGCTCCGGACTCTCGCGGCCCGTATGGACGAGCCCAAGCATCTCTACCCGCTCACACGGGTCGAGGTTCGAGATGAAACGCTTCTCGTGGTGTATCCGTTCGAGGAGTCAACGCCCTACACCGGCGGCCGCGGCGCGGACCTGCTTGCACTCCTCAGAGAATGCAAGTCGTACGCCATCTCGTTCAGGAACATGCATCCCAAAAACCTCAGGGTGACCGCTACGGGGCTGAAACTCATCGACTACGGGTCGGACATCCGGCCACTCAGCGATGATGGGTACCGAGCGATGGCGGAACGCGCGTGGCTGACCTGGCGATGGCCCCACCGTCCGGACCTTGACGAGATCATGCGCCGAGCTCTCACAGATAAGACCCTGCCGGAACTTGACGGCTTCGAACGCTTCTGGACGGCGCTGTGCGACGAGAAGCCATCGGCCACGAGGATCGTCTCGGGAATCGTTGATCCCTTGGTGCTCGAGTCGGGCGTGGCGCGGGTGCTCGACTATGGCTGCGGGAAGAAGGCCAGGAGTGCCCGCCACCTCGCCGAGGCCGGGCTGACGGTTGTCGGCTACGACCCGGGGCGGGCGATCGAGGAGTCCTGGCGTCGGTTCGAACCACTGCCGTCGACGCTGACCCTGACGGCGAACCGTGAGGTCGCGCTGGCCGCCGGACCATTCGATGCCGTGATCTCGTCGCTGGTCCTCTGCGAACTGGGCGACGGGCCGGAGTACGAGCAGGCTCTGGCGGACATCGCGTTCGCCGTTCGCCCGGATGGTCTGGTGGTTGTGACGGTGTGCAACCCCCACGCGACTTTCGGCCATCCGACACCGCTGCACCGCCGACGGGATCTCCCGTCGAACGTGACCTACGACGACGCCTTCTGGTACATAGAGAACGCGGAAACGGGCGAGGGGCGAAGGGAGTACCACCGATCGCTCTCTCGCCTCGAACGCGACCTGCTCCGCCACGGCCTTCATGTTGAACGGCGGATCTCAAGCGAGACCGTGGACACAGAACGGTTCGAGCCAGCCTCCGATTTCATGACGCTGGTGTGTCGACGGAAGGCGACAGTTCACGATACTCCGCCAGTCTCCCTGCTCATCAAGACCTGCGCGATGGAAGCGGCCACCCTTGAGCGCCAAGTGCGCCACCTTGTGACGCAGTTGGAAGGTCCGCGGGTATTCTGCGAGCGGGTGCTCGTGATCGACTCTCGTTCCGACGGATTCGTGAGGCAGCACACGCTCGCGGACATGGCTGGGATCGTGGGCGAAGCCGAGCGACTGCGTTCCATCGGGCTTATTGACCGCGTGCTGATGAGTCCTGGCCCTGGGCCTGAAGCCCGACGAGTGTTGCGCGATTGGTTCGGAAGCGACAGCACGCACACCCACAGCGTTGCGGGCGCACCGCTTGTCGCGCCGCTATGGGCCTTGGAGCAATGCAGCGGCGAGTACGTTCTCCAGGTTGACTCTGACATTCTGGTTCGGCGCGTCACCCACGCCGATGACTACCTGGGGGACATGATCGAAGCCATGAGCCGGCTGGATCATGCAGTGACGGCGTCACTGAGCGTGATCCACACCCACGCGCATCCGTTCACCCCGGGCGACAACGGCACGCCGTGGCGTGTCGAGGCGCGGGCGTGTCTCTTTCACAAGAGGCGACTACTCCAGGCCCGGCCGTTCCCGAACCCACTGATTCAGGCCGTGCCGTCACTGTCGTGGCATCGCTCGATGGATATAGCCGCACAGGAGGGGCGGATCGCATCGTTGCGAGGTGCTTCGCAGCATACTGGGTTCGTTCACCCTCCGAACGACTTCAAGCGCAGTACGCGCGAGTGGATGCTCGTGCTCGACCTGATCGAGAAGAACTCATGCGTGGCGGCACAGTGTGGAAAGGTCGATCTTGTTGGCGGTCCGCTGGACTGGGTGCCGAGGAACCGAGAGGAGCCCTTCGTACTGGTGATCACGGGGCGCAACGTCCCGCCAGGCCGAATCGCGAGGTGCCTGGCCTCCCTCGCCGCGCAGGGCAGAGACGACTGGGGTGCCGTGATCATCGATGACGGCTCGGACACCCTGTCCCGAGAGTACCTACGGCTCGCGCTAGGGCCGTGGAGGGATCGCTGCACCCTTATCCAGCCCCGCGAGCGTCGGGGGCAGATGGCGAACCTCACGCTGGCCATCCGGCATGTCTGCTCGAACCCGAACAGTGTCATCGTCACGCTAGACCTTGACGACGCGCTGATTGGCCCGGATGTACTGGACCGGGTTGCTGAGGAGTACACACGCGGCAGCGAGGTCACGGTCGGCTCGATGTTGCGGACAGACAAGCATGTCGAGTACGTTGTGAATCTCGACTCGCCACGAACAGCACGGGGCGGCAGCGTCTGGCAGCACCTCCGGACGTTCCGCAAGCACCTGTTCGACGCGATCCCGGATCACGACCTCCGCGTCAAGGGTCGGTACGTCGACATCGCCGTCGATTGGGCCTTCATGTTGCCCATCGTGGAGATGGCTCAGCGGAAGTCGTGGATTCGTGAGCCGATCTATCTCTACGAGCCATCCGGACTCGGCAAGGGCGAGGATCGTGTGAAGCGCGAAGCACAGATCGCCGCGATCGTCGCCAAGCCGCCGCGACCGAGGACGCGATGGAACCTGCACAATGCGCTTGTGCAGGCGGACCAGGTCACGGAATCTGTATGGGGCGAGCAGGGCGGCATCCTGTTCATCAGGCATGGTGAGCGGCCCTCGTTCGCCGGGTTGAGCGCCGAGCAGAAGGACGCCGTTCATTTGACCCAGAACGGCCACGGAGAGGCCGAATCCCTTGGCCGCAGGCTGGGTCGCGGTGTCGTGCTGATGTCGAGCCCGGTCTTGCGAGCCGTGCAGACAGCCAAGGCTGTTGCTCGCGGTGCGGGAAGCGAAGGGCAGTCGCCGACAATGCTCGACTCTCTGGTCGACTTCCGCGTTGCCGACCGGGATGTGTACGAACTCGCGAAGGCTCGTTTGGGGTGGGCGGGTCTCATGCGGGCCTGGATGGACGGCTCGCTCATGCCGGGCGTCCTCGTGCCGTGTGAACAGTTGGTTCAGCGTGCCATACATGACGTCGTCGCAGCCGCACGTGGGACGAACGCTCATCGAGTCGTGGCAGTGACGCATGACTTCTTTGTCATGGCTTTCCTGGCTTCGCTCCGAGGAGTCCGCGCTACGGCAGTTCCGTACCTTGCCGGGGTGTTCGTACAGCATGACGAGGTAGTCATGTGGATGCGCGGGGAGGTGCAATCATGAGTACCACCACACTCGCAATACCGACGCGTCGATCGCCCCTTCATCGGTCGTTTCGTGGACTCCTGCGTGAGGTTGGGTATTCGGCGCGCCACTTCCTCGGATGTTGGCAAGCCCGGCGCATGGAGTTTTGCGGCAAGAGACTGAACCTGGGGTGCGGCAAGTACCTCATTACTGGGTGGATCAACGCGGATCTTCATCGACCTGCCGATGTGGTGTTTGACATTCGTGCCCGCTGGCCTGTTCCCGACGGGCAAGTGATCAGCGTCCGCCTTGAGCACGTCTTGGAGCACGTCGCCTATCCGGACGAGGCTCTGCACGTTCTCGCGGAGTGCTACCGCGTGCTGACTCCGGGTGGCACCGTCCGTGTTGGCGTGCCGGATTCAGAGAAGGCCATTCGTGCCTACGTGGAGGGCGAAGACGCGATGTACTTTCGCATTGCTCGGGAGCGATGGCATCCACCGGAGGTCAGGTTGCCGATCGAGCACTTGAACTACCACTTCCGTGATCGCTTTGGCGAGCACCTATTCGCGTTTGACCGGCAGGCGTTGTCGAATCTGCTTTCACGGGCTGGATTTGTCGTCATTCAGCCCGCACCGTTCGATCACACCGTGGACCGAGAGGATCGCGAGGATGGCACGCTCCGACTCTCGGGAACAAAGCCGTCGCATCAGGAGGCCAATCAATGAACTCCGATACCCGCCGCAAGGTGGTCGCCGTGGTTGGCGATGCCGTCGTCCCAACAGGATCACCAAAGGACGTGCTCGCCGAGGAGATCGGACGTGCCCTCGTAGACGCGGGATTCCGCGTGATGACAGGTGGCCTGGGCGGCGTCATGGAATCTGCGTGCCGTGGGGCGAAGTCGTCGGACCGATACGCACCTGGCGACACCATCGGAGTGTTGCCCGGGCATGATCCGACCGAGGCCAATCCCCACGTCGACATCGTCATTCCGTCCGGTCTCGATCACGTCCGCAACTCGGTGGTGGCCCATGCGGATGCGTTGGTCGCAATCGGCGGCGGCGCTGGCACGATGTCGGAGATGTGCCTCGCGTGGATATACAAGAGGCTGATCATCGCTGTTCGCGTGGAAGGCTGGAGCGGTCGGGTTGCCGATCAACGAATCGACGAACGCGTGCGCTATGCGGATGTGCCCGAAGACCGTGTCTACGGTGCTGGTGGCACGTCAGACGTCATCGGGCTTCTCTCCGAACGGATTGACAGGTACACAGGCCAGCACCACGGCGTGCGCCGGCGCGATCCTGGTGAATAGCAGCCCGCGAGACCGTATATGACGCCGCTTGCCTCACCCGCTCACGTACCGTAGCGAGCACGCGACATGCTCATCCGTGGTTTCGATCGGACTCCCCCCGCCACGATCGGAACCGTTTGCGTAGATGGTGGTTGACGCCCCGCTGGCGGGCGGCCCGACCCCATCGCTGACCCGCCCCCTGGGCGGGCCAACGCACGGATGCGCCCATGCCGATCGACCCCGACGAGGGGGCCGAGCGCGATGACCTCGCGCGCGCCCACCCGCTCACTCCGAGCCAGCGACTCGCGACGATCGCCGAGATCCTCGCCGCGGGCGTTGGCCGCCGGCGCGACGATTCCCGCCGCATGGGCGAGTTCGTGCCGCATCGAGAAAGAGAGGAGGATGGACTTGAACCATCGGGACCGGCTCGCCTTGATCGTCCGCTCCAAGGCGATTGACGCCTTGCGAACCGGAGAGTCCCGATGATGCCACACCCTTCTCCCCCACCAGATGATCCCGCCGCGGCCGTCCGAGCCCTCGCCAAGCTCACCGTTGCCGAGCTCAGGCAGCGCTACGCCGAGGTCTTCGGCGAGCCGACGCGGTCGAACCACAAGCAGCACCTGGTGAAGCGGATCGTCTGGCGGATGCAGGCGCTCCGCGAGGGCGGGCTCACGGAGCGTGCCCGCCGCCGGGCGCTCGAACTGGCCGACGACGCCGAGATTCGCCTGAGCGCCCCGAGGGCGGCCCGCGGACTCGGGACGACGGTCGCGGCGGCGTTTGAGGCCGGGCGATCCTCGTCGTTTCCGAAACCCGGGGCGGTGATCCGGCGCGAGTACAAGGGGCGACCGGTCGTCGTGCGAGTGCTGCCGCGGGGGTTCGAGTACGAGGGTGAGGTGTACCGCTCGCTCACGGCCATCGCCCGGAAGATCACCGGCGCGCACTGGAACGGGGTGAGCTTCTTCGGCCTGCCGTCGGCACGCGGGAAGAAGGCGACGGAGGTTGACGCATGACCAAGCGAGCGGACGCCAAGCCGAAAACGCAGGTGCGCTGCGCGATCTACACCCGCAAGAGCACCGAGGAGGGGCTCGAGCAGGAGTTCAACTCGCTCGATGCTCAGCGCGAGAGCGCCGAGGCGTACATCGCTAGCCAGAAGGGGGAGGGCTGGGTCGCGCTCCCCGACCGCTACGACGACGGGGGCTTTACCGGCGGCAACATGGAGCGCCCCGCCGTGAAGCGGCTGATGGCGGACATCGAAGCGGGCAGGGTGGACTGCGTGGTGGTCTACAAGGTGGATCGGCTGAGCCGCTCGCTCATCGACTTCGCCCGCATGATGGAGGTCTTCGAGCGGAAGAAGATCTCGTTCGTCTCGGTGACGCAGCAGTTCAACACCACGCAGTCGATGGGGCGGCTCACGCTGAACATCCTGCTCTCGTTCGCGCAGTTCGAGCGCGAGATCATCTCGGAGCGCACCCGGGACAAGATCGCGGCGGCGCGGCGAAAGGGCAAGTGGTCCGGCGGGCGGTCGATCCTCGGGTATGACGTGGACCCGGTGACCAAGAAGCTCGTGGTGAATCGCGACGAGGCGGACCTGGTCCGCGAGATGTTCCGGATGTACCTCGCCAAGGGGTCGCTGCTGGACGTGTGCCGCGAACTCAATCGCCGGGGCATGAGGACCAAGGTCGTGAAGACCCGCAAAGGCCACACCTACGGCGGGCGCGAGTGGGACAAGGCGGCGGTGCTGAAGGTCCTGGCCAACGTCCTGTACCGCGGCCGCGTGCGGTACAAAGCCGAGACGTACCCCGGCGAGCACGAGGAGATCGTGCCGGACGACCTGTGGACGAAGGTCCACCAGCGGCTCCGAGCGAACGGACGCTCCGGCGGCATGCACGTCCGCAACAAGTACGGCGCGCTGCTGAAGGGGCTGATCCACTGCGGGCCGTGCGGGCTGACGATGGGGCACACTACGTCGATCAAGGGCGGCTCGCGGGTGTACCGCTACTACGTCTGCTACAAGGCCCAGAAGCAGGGATGGGATTCGTGCCCGTGCCGCTCGCTGCCCGCGGAGCAGATCGAGGGCTTCGTGGTCGAACAGATCAAGCGGATCGGGAGGGACCCGGAGTTGCTGTCGCTCACGCTGGCCAAGTGCCGCGAGCAGACGGCGGCGCAGCGCCTGGCGGCCGAGGGAGAACTGGCGGGCGTCGAGCGCGAACTGGCTCGTCTCCACTCGGACCTTGGCCTCACGGCGGGCGACGCCGCCCGGGACGCTCACGCTGCGGCGCGGCTGGCGGACCTGCACGAGAAGGTGCGCGGGGCCGAGGAACGGGCGGCCACGCTGCGACGTGCGGTCGAGGAAGCGAGCGCGGACGGGATCACGAAGTTGGAAGTGGACGCGGCGCTCGGCGAGTTTGACGGCGTCTGGTCGAGCCTCTCTCCCAAGGAGCAAGCACGCCTGATGCGGATGCTCGTCCAGCGCGTGGACTACGACGCGACGAAGGGGTCGATCTCGATCACGTTCCACCCGCTGGGGCTGCGGTCGATCGGCCAGCGCGGGCACGAGGAGGAAGCGGCATGAACGACGGCGTCACCATCGACTTCAAGGTCCACGTCACCACCGGCCAGTTCGGGTCGCGCGTCCTTCATGCGGGGGAGCGTGCAGCGCCGCCGGAGGTGCCCTCGGGGCGGGTGCCGCGCATCTCGAAGTTGATGGCACTGGCGATCCGCTTCGATGACCTCGTGCGGAGCGGCGAGATGGCGGACTTCGCGGACATCGCCGAACTCGGCCAGGTCACCCGGGCGCGCGTGAGCCAGATTGTGAACCTGCTGAACCTCGCGCCGGACATCCAAGAAGCGCTCCTGTTCCTGCCGCTGGTGGCCGGAGAGCACGAGGCGGTCTCCGAGCGTGCGGTTCGGTTCATTGCCGCGGAGCCCGATTGGGCAAGGCAGCGGGCGGCGTGGCGCTCAATCACGGGCGCTACAGCAGGTGCTCGAACTCGCTGAGCCGAGAGACCGTATCCGGGAGGCGTTGTGCGGCGAGCGCGTCGAGGTATTCCTCGACGGACTTCGGCGGGCTCTTCAGCGCTTCCCTGTGCCGCTTCGCCGTCGCGCACACCGGACCCGGCGCGAGATCGATCAGGTGCGAGATGAACTCGTCGGGGTGCTGGGCCTCGATGCCGAATCCCGCGAGGTACGCGTTGGGGAAGTCCTTCAGGTTGTAGGTCACGATCACGTCGGCGCGGGCTCGGATCGCGGCGGCGACGACGTGGCGGTCGTCGGGGTCGGGGAGCGCCAGTCCTTCGATGATCGGCTCGTATCCGACCACAAGGCAGTCTCGGACGTGGGCGTTCATGAGATCCCGCGTCCGGTCGAGTTGGCCGCGCGACAGGTCGGGCCGAACTTCGAGTACCTTGCCCATCCACTCCTCGTGGATGCGGTCGGTCCAGCGTGCGCGGAACAGGTCGGTCAGCGCGAGGCGCATGAGCAAGTCCCGGAGCGGAGCCGGGTACAGCACGCAGGAGTCGTAGAGTGCTGTGAAAGTCGCCATCGCGCCGTCGCATCCTTGCCGGGTGGCCGGCGCATCAATATCCCATGCGGAGTTCCTGCGCCTGCTTCGTCAGCTCGTCGAGGGCCTCGTGGCGCTTGGCGTCCATCGCGTCCTTGTAGCGCATGAGCTCGACGAAGAGCACACGCCGGTGGGTGCCGACCTTTCGGAACTGGAGCTTCCCGGCGTCGAGCTCCTTGACGAGGAACGGCCGCGACACGCCGAGGAGGTCGGCGGCCTGCTGCGTGGTCAGTTCGGCGTGGATGGGCATGAGGGTGACGGCGTTGCCTTCGGCCATCTGCGTGAGCAGGTGGACGAGCAGCTGGACGGCGGCGGCGGGGAGCAGGATGTCGGGGCCGTCGCCGTCGGTAATCCGGACTTGCAGGTCCTGCTTGGTGTACGGCGAGAGCCTCCGGCTGGACTCCCGAGCCAGCCGGACGTCGTGGTCGGTCGGGGCGACCGGACCGATCCGGGGGTGTCGGGGTGGCAGGGCGGTAGTCGACATGGGGGTGGTCCTCTCCTACTGGACAGTGTATCGTCTATCTGCAATAATCGCAACCAGTGAAATCTACGAAACCCGACCGGGATCGGTTCGGTCGTGGCGGAAAAGGCCTTCATCCCCGTTGCAGAACGCTGTTCTCGGCCCTTGAGCAGGCGAAGGAGCACCACATCTCGGGCCGGCAGACCCGAGCGACCCCAGGAGTAGAGCGATGGCAGACCCTTTCCGGCCACGGTTCCTGACCCCCCTGATCCTCCGCGACATCGGCAAGCCGGGACTGTTCCGCGCATTGGAGCCGTACCTCGAGTGGTTTGCCGCCCAGGGCCTGAAGATCCGACGCGAGCAGGACCTCGATGACGAGGCGTTGGATCGCCTCTCGCTCGTCGTCATGGCGGGGACGAGCTTGCCGCCGGGTCTGCCCGAGATGCTTGTGCTTCTGGGCGACGTCTCCAGGCCGGAGATGCACGATCGCCTCGTCGCCCTCGCCGGGCGCGCGAAACTCAAGGCGGACCCGAAGGACCCGACCGCCGACCTCGCGGTTCGCATCTTCCTGAAGGCACGCAACCTTCTCGAGGATCTCCATGTCGAACTCGCCTCGCTGCGGCCACGGAGGATCTGCCGCTACCTCGCGGTGAAGAAGGCGATCCCCGCGGTGCCGAAGGACTGGAAGAAGCGGTGCACGCTGGTCGAGAAGAGTCTCATCCGAGACTTTGACAAGCGGCTGCGTAGCACCGCCACAAGAGTGCATCCGTTTCCCGAAGATGGCGGCTTCCGGCTGATGATCCGGCGAGGAGACACGATCCGGAGCCAGGCAGTGATCGGCGACGACAACGAGTCGCGAAGACTGGTGCTGCGGCCGGAGTTGTACGACGTCGTCCGCTACGACACGCGCCACGGCGATCTGCTGGTGAACGCTCGCGCGCAGGCCGACGTGCGGGCGTACTGCCACTACATCGGCTTGCACATCTTCGGTAACCAGGCCCTGTTCGACACTTTTGAGCCGCCACCGCGGTACACGCTCGAGCCGATCCGGGCGATCGGCGAAGCCGTTCTTGACCGGGGCGCGTTCGAAGAGATCGAAGAAGTGAGCCTGGTCACGCTCGACCTCGTGCATCCGGAGCTCGACCATGTCGAGGTGCGCCTGGGACCGGACGACGTGTTCACCGCGCTTCAACTTGTTGGGAATCGCATCGACGACTCGGCGGTGATGAAGCGGGCCAAGTTCGGCTTCAAACTCGCCGGCGAAAAGCGCACGAGGTCGGTGGTCATCGAACCGCCTATCAAGGCGACCTACGAGCACGACGATGCGTCCGAGGTCATCGAGCTGTTCCTGGAGGAGCGGAGACTCCTCCTGCCGCGAACGGAGTCACTGAATGCCGCCGCCCAGACGCTCTTTGCTGTGTCTTGAACGCTACTGCCTGGTCGGCGCGCCGCTGGCGGACTGGCGTCGTGAGGCCGGCGACGGCTTCGCCGTGGTTCAGCCGCTGCTGCGTGACACGAATCGTTTGGCGCGTCGATGGTCGCGCCCGGGCCGACCCGCCATGCGAATCGTTGAGCACGCCGACGGGCGGGCGGTGGCCGTGTGCGATGAGGAGATGGATGGACCGATCGAGTTGTCGCACGCGGACCGAGTGCTGCGCAGGCCATGCGAGAAGCGGCTGCGATCCCACCTGTGCCGCGTGCTGGGGCTGCATGAGACTCGTGAACCAACGGCGTCGCTCCCGGGCGTGCTCTTGATCGGTGACTGGCGACCGGAGCCTGCGGTGAGCATACAGGCGTCGATCGCCGTGGCCAGTTCCTGCGACGATCTGGGTCGGCTGATCCTCGACGTGCGGCTTAAGGCACATCGCCCCGCGATTGTCGCAACGTTCACACGACAGCATTGGTCTTCGCGGCACGAGTCGGCGCTGGCCGATAGCCAAGTCGTACTGGTGCCGCTTGAAGACGTGCTCGACGAACGTGACGGCGCATGGCATCGCCATCCCGCATGGGAGGCATACGTGCAGCAAGCGATTCCTCGCACCTCGTCGGCATCGCCGCCGATTGACCTCGAGGAGCTCAAGGCGCAGGTGCGACGCCTCAAGCCGATGGAGCGGGAGGCGATTGTCGCGCTGGCGGAGAAGGGCCTGGTGCGTCCCAACTCGGGCCGGCTTCCGGGACAAGCCCTGCTCGCAAAGTGGGCGGGTAACTACGACGCCGACGCGACGTTCAAGGCCGCGATGTCGAATCTGGTGAAGATGGGTCTGCTTGACAACGCTCGCCACCACGGGACACGGGGCGGCTACTTCCTCACGCCGCGCGGCCTGGAGGCGTCGAAACTGATCGACCAGTCATGACTAGTCAGGACTGATCCGACGCCGCAAAGGCGCGAGACTCCCGCCAGTTGATCACTGGCTTGCCCGCGGGGGCACATGGAGTCTCGCGATGACCTGCCACTCGCTCATTCCCGACGCTCGCGGGCGCTCGCCCCCGCCTCGTCCTGATCGCGCGTAGCGCGAACGGCGGTCGCTCCACGCGACCTGCCTCGGGCGAACCCGCCCATCACAACACCGCCGCGTCCGAACCACTTCGGAACCGCGGCGATCACCCGACCCGACATCCCACCGGACATCACTCAACGCGGCCCGACGCCTCGGCGCGGTGGCTGCGCGCAGAAACAGAAGGACAAGCAAATGGACATGGACCGCATCACGATCGAGTTTGCCTGGAAGGTCATCCACAGCGAGGTCGCGCAGTACCGCCAGCGCGGCGTTATCCGCGTCTCGGACGAGGAGGACGTCGCCAGCGCTGTGATGGTGCATCTCGTCGAAGTATGGGGCCGCTACGACCCGAGCCGCGGACCGGTCGAGGCCTACATCAACCAGGTCGTCTCGACGCGGCTGGTGTCGGTGCTTCGGGAGCGACGGTCCCGGAAGCGGCACGGGCGTGCTGTTTCACTCGGCTGCCGGGGCGAGGAGCCCGCCGACCCGGCGTGGTCGCACGACCGGTGGCGACGCCTCATCGATCTGAGGCTGGACCTGGAATCGGCGCGTCGTCGCCTGAGCCCCAAGCAACGCAGCGTCTGCGACCAACTCCTGCGCGACCTGCTCACGCACGCGGCGAAGGAGATGGGAATCCCGCGACGCACGCTGCGCGACAACGTCGCCAAGATCCGTGCCATCTTCCGCGACGCCGGCCTGGAGGAGTACTTCTGAATCGCACGCCACGGCGAGCGCGGTTCGCGTAGATGGACCCCGGAGAACTGCCATGACCAACACCGAAGCCCGATCGGGCCGGCTCGTGTACCGGCTCGCGTTCCAGATCCCCGTGGACATGCAGGCCGTCGAGGAGACGCTCCTGCTGGCGATCCTGGCGGTCGGCTGCCTGTACGGCGAGGCGGCCGTCCGGCTCGACGCGGGGTACGCCATCGACGCCGACGAACGCGTCGTCGTGATCGACGCGAGCACCGAGACCGGCCGCGCGGTCGCGCGTGTGTTCATCGGCTTCTGCACGCGGGAGTTCGGCGACGACACGTTCAGCGTGGCTCGCACCGACGGACCGCTGCCAAAGAGGCCGTCCGCCGCGGCCCGCCACCCGTGCGAGTCGGCCGCGTGAACGCCCGCCCCTCCGCCGCCGCTCTTCCGCTGGTTCGCCTCGGCCAGGGCGACTTCGTCCGCGAGATCTGGCCGCACGACCTCGACTCCACGCACCACAAGGAAGCACCCATGAGCACACTGATTCAGCAGGTCCAGAAGGGACGAAGGCCCAAGCCCCGGCGCGTGCTGCTGTACGGCACGCAGGGCATCGGAAAGTCCACGTTCGGCGCAATGGCCGAGTCGCCGATCTTCGTCCCCACCGAGGACGGGCTGGGCGACATCGACTGCGAGTCCTTTCCGCTGGCCCAGAGTCTCGGGCAGGTGATGGCCTCGCTCGAGGCGCTCTACACGAGCGAGCACCCGTACAAGACCGTCGTCATCGACTCGCTGGACTGGCTGGAGCGACTCATCTGGGCCGAGGTGTGCTCGGACAGGAGTGTTGAGTCCATCGAGGACGTGGGCTACGCGAAGGGGTACACCTACGCGATCGACAAGTGGCGGCAGGTGCTCGGGGCGCTGGACGCGCTCCGCAGCGACCGCGGCATGGGCGTGATCCTCATCGCGCACGCCAAGATCGAGAAGTTCGACAACCCCGAGACCGAGCCGTACGACCGGTACTCGCCCCGCCTGCACAAGCTCGCCAGCGCGCTGGTTCAGGAGTGGTGCGACGAGGTCCTGTTCGCCACTTACCGCGTGCACACGCGGAAGGTGGACGAGGGGTTCAACAAGGCCAAGCACCAGGGGATCGGAACTGGCGAGCGGATCATCCGCACCGTCGAGCGCCCCGCCCACGTCGCCAAGAACCGCATCGGCCTGCCCGACGAGTTCCCCCTCGACTACCGCGTCTTCGCGGCGCTGGTCCGCGGCGAGGACCCGTTCGCCGCCGCGCCGAGCACACCGAGTACACCGACCCCGCAGGCCGCCGAGGCGGCCGGGTCCGAAGCACAAGCACCAGAAGGAGACTGACGCATGGCCAGCCTGAACGGATTCAACGCCAACGAAGTCGATCCCAACGTCGCGTTCGAGCCGCTGTCCCCCGGCGAGTACCTCGCCGTCGTGGTGGCGTCGGAGATGAAGCCCACCAAGAACGGCGCGGGCGAGTACCTGCAGTTGGAGCTGGAGGTCATCGACGGGCCGCACAAGGGCCGGAAGGTGTGGGACCGGCTGATGCTCAAGCACAGCAACTCGCAGACGGTGGCGATCGCCAAGGGCACGCTCTCGGCGCTGTGCCGCGCGGTGGGGGTGCTGGTGCCCAGGGATAGCAGCGAACTGCACAACCTGCCGGTCGTGGTGAAGGTCGCCTGCAAGAAGCGCGACGACACGGGCGAGGTCGGCAATGTCGTGAAGGGCTACGGGAAGAAGGGCGCGAGCGCCGCCGCTCCGGCGCGGGCGGCGGCACCCGTCGGCCCGGGGAGCACGCCGCCGTGGAAGCGGACCTGAGGCGTTCTGGAGATGTGCAGGGCCGGCGCGATGAAGCGAAGCGCACGTGACATAGGGGTCCGGCCTCAAACCCACGCCCCCGAAAGCGCTCGTGGCTACCTCGCGATGAGGACTCCAGAACCCGGCCTCGGCCAGCGGACACGCTCGCCGAGGTTCTTGCACGCACGACCAGCAAGGAGGCTGCATGATCCGCCTGGAGTTGCCCTGGCCGCCGAGCGTCAACCACTACTACCGGCGGGTCGGCAACGCGACGCTGATCAGCAAAGAGGGCCGAAGGTACCGGAAGCGCGTCGCGAGTGATGTTCTGCTCGCGCGTTCGCCGCGAGTCGAGGGGCGTCTGTCGGTGCGGATCGTCGCCTCGCCGCCGGACCAGCGAAGGCGCGACCTGGACAACCTGCAGAAGGCGCTCCTCGACGCGCTGCAGCACGCGGGCGTCTACTGCGACGACAGCCAGATCGATCGAATCACGGTTGAACGCGGAGGTGTGATCCCGGGCGGTCGCGTGAACGTCGAGATCCTGGAGATCTAAAGCGGTGCAACTGCGACCCTATCAAGCCGACGCGGTGGAGTCGATCTACCACCACCTGCGGACCCGCGACGACAACCCCGTCGCCGTGCTCCCGACCGGATCGGGCAAGACGCCGCTGATCGCGACGATATGCCGCGACGCCGTCGCGCACTGGAACGGCCGCGTCGTCATTCTCGCCCATGTCAAGGAACTCCTCGAGCAGACAGCCGAGAAGCTGAGGCTCCTCGCCCCCGACCTGCCCGTGGGCATCTACTCCGCGGGACTCAAGCGGCGGGACATCGGCTATGCGGCCACCGTCGCGGGCATCCAGAGCATCTGGAAGAAGGCGTGCGACCTGGGACCCGTCGACCTGATCATCATCGACGAGGCGCACATGGTCCCCGCCGAGGACGACGGGATGTACAGGCAGTTCATCGCCGACGCCAGGGCGGTAAACCCGCACGTGCGGATCGTGGGCCTGACGGCGACGCCGTACCGGATGAAGTCGGGCTCGATCTGCGCCCCGCCCCCCCACAACATCCTCAACCACGTCTGCTACGAGGTCGGCGTGCGCGAGCTGATCGTCCAGGGATACCTGTCGCCGCTCAAGACCAAGGCGGGGCGGCAGAAGGTCTCTACCGACGACCTGCATGTTCGCGCGGGTGAGTTCGTCGCCAGCGAGGTCGAGGACCTCATGGACAAGGACGCCCTGGTCGAGGGCGCGTGCGCGGAGATCGTCCAGCACACCGCCGACCGAAGGGCGGTGCTCATCTTCTCGTCGGGCATCCGGCACGGGCAGCACATCGCCGAGTCGCTCAAGGCCAGGCACGGCGTCGAGTGCGGGTTCGTCACCGGCGACACGCCCGACGGCGTGCGGGCGTCCATTCTCGGCCGCTTTCGATCGGGAGACCTCAAGTACCTCTGCAACGTGAACGTGCTGACAACGGGCTTCGACGCCCCGCACATCGACTGCGTCGCGCTCGTGCGGCCGACCATGTCCCCGGGCCTCTACTACCAGATGGTCGGGCGGGGCTTTCGGCTGCACCCCGGCAAGGCCGACTGCCTCGTGCTGGACTTCGGCGGCAACGTGCTGCGGCACGGACCGGTGGACGCGATCCGGGTCGATCAGCCAGGGTCGGGCACGGGCGAGCCGCCGGTCAAGGAGTGCCCGGAGTGCTGCGCGCTCATCGCGGCGGGCTTCCAGGTCTGCCCGGAGTGCGGGCACAGCTTCCCGGAGCCCAACCGCCAGAAGCACGAAGCCTCCGCGGCGACCGAGGGCATCCTGACGGGCCAGACGACGCGGGAGGAACACCGCGTCAGCGAGACCACGTACCACGTGCACATGAAGCGGGGCGATCCTTCCGCGCCGCTGACCATGCGCGTGGAGTACCGCGTCGGCTTCAACCGCTACTTCCGCGAGTGGGTCTGCTTCGACCACACCGGCTACGCGCGGATGAAGGCTGAGGCGTGGTGGCGGGCTCGCTCGGTTGAGCCGGTGCCGTCGAGCACCGAGGAGGCGGTCGAGCTCGCGCGGGCCGGGGCGCTCGCACCGACGCTCTCGATCACCGTCGAGAAGAAGGCTGGCGACCAGTTTGAGCGCGTCACGCGGCACGCGCTCGGCGAGAGGCCGCCCCGGCTGGATGACCCCGATGCGGTGCCCGACCGCGAGCCGGAGCCCGCGGGGACGACGTACGGCATCCCCGACGACGAGATCCCATTCTGATGCCAGAAGCGTCCACGCCCAGCTCGAACGGCACGATCCGATCGCACGCGCAGGCCTGCGTCGCCGCGGGACTGTGCGCGCTGCCGGCGGTGCGGGACGACGAGGGCAAGCGGGTGGCGCTCTCGGCGTGGAAGGTCTACCAGGAGCGCCTGCCGACGGGTGAAGAGCTCCGCGCCTGGTTCGGCCGTCGGCACTCCTCGCTGTGCATCGTCTGCGGCGCGGTCTCCGGCAACCTGGAGATGATCGACTTCGACCTCGGCGGCGAAGCGTTCAGCGCGTGGCGCGGCGCGGTCGATGCGGCGTGCCCGGGGCTTGCGGCGCGGGTGGTCGTCGAGTCCACGCCCTCGGGCGGGCGGCACGTCGTCTACCGGTGCAGCGGGCCGGTCTCGGGGAACACCAAGCTCGCCAGCAGGCGCATCGAGGCCGACGGCCCCGACGAACTGGTGGTCGGGGGCAAGACCCACAAACCGCGCCAGGACAGCGCCGGCCGCTGGCACGTCGTCGTCACGCTCATCGAGACCCGGGGCGAGGGAGGGATGTTCCTTTGCGCGCCGTCGGATGGCTACACCCTGCTCCAGGGCGAGTTGCACGCCCCACCGGTCATCTCGCCCGACGAGCGGGACGTGCTGCTCGGGTGCGCCTGGGCGCTCGACGAGACCCCGCGCGCCGTGCTGGGCGACGGCGTCGTTCCGGGCGCATCTCAGACCGAGCGCCAGCGCCCGGGCGACGACTTCAACGCCCGCGGGGACGTGCGCGAACTCCTGCAGGCGCACGGCTGGCGGCAGGTCCGCGCGGGGGAGAACGAGCACTGGTGCCGACCCGGCAAGGAGCACGGCACGAGCGCGACGCTCAAGGACGGGGTCTTCTACGTCTTCTCGAGCAACGCGCCGCCCTTCGAGCCTCAGAAGGGGTACGCGCCCTTCGCGGTCTACGCCCTGCTTGAGCACAGCGGGGACTGGTCGGCCGCGGCCTCGGCGCTCCGCGCCAAGGGGTACGGCCGCACGGAGCCGGCGGAGGGCGTTGACCTTGAGGGGCTGGTTCGCCAGCCTGAACCCAGGCCCGACGACCCCCTCGAGCCCGCGTTCGTGCTGGCGGTCGATCTGCACGAGCAGTACCCGGCGCTGCGGCCGCCGATCATCAACAAACTGCTCCGCGAGGGCGAGACGATGAACATCATCGCCGCGCCCAAGACGGGCAAGTCGTGGCTCACGCTCGACCTGGCGTTGTCGGTCGCCTCGGGCCGGCCTTGGCTCGGCCGCTACGAGACCACGCCCGGCGAGGTGCTCATCATCGACAACGAGCTGCACCGCGAGACGAGCGCCTCGCGCGTGCCCCAGGTCGCGCGGGCGCGCGGGCTCGACTTCGCGCAGGTGGGCCGGCGCGTGGCGATCGACAATCTGCGCGGGCGCCTGCGCGACATCTTCGCCCTGCGGCCGTACTTCGACCGCCTCGAGCCCGGGCGCTTCCGCCTGATCATCCTCGACGCCTTCTACCGGTTCATGCCGCTGGGGGGCGACGAGAACGACAACGCGACGATGGCGGGCATCTACAACGCCATCGATGCCTACGCCGACCGCCTCGGCTGCTCCTTTGTCCTGATCCACCACAGCACCAAGGGCAACCAGTCCTCCAAGAGCGTGACCGACGTCGGGGCGGGGGCGGGGAGCCAGAGCCGGGCCACCGATTCGCACCTCGTGCTGCGCCCGCACGAGGAGAGCGGGTGCGTCGTGCTCGACGCGGCGGTGCGGTCGTGGGCTCCCATCGATCCGGCGGGCCTGCGGTGGTCGTTCCCGGTGTGGGACTTCGACCCCTCGCTCGACCCGACCCAGCTCAGGCAGGAGCGGCCGAGCAAGCGGAAGGCGGAGAAGCAGGATGAGGCTGACGAAGCGGAAGCGTGGGACGTCGAGCGGTTCGTCGGTGAGTTCATCTCCGCCGAACCTGTCACGCTGCCCGAACTGCGGGAGCGGGCAGCGAGCGTGCCCGGGTTGTCTTGGCGTCGCGTCGGCGACTTCCTGGCGATGGCGGAACGGCGCGGGCTGATCGGGCGCGTCCGTCTGCCAGGCCGCGGCGGGCCGCAGGGGTTCGTCCTGCCGACCGAGGAGGCCCCTTCATGATGCGCGCCAACCGCCCGAACTTCGAGCGCCGAACTTCTCGAAGCGCGTGCGCGCACGCGGTTGAGCGCTCGCGCTTTGGGTTGAACTCGAAGCGCGCGCACCCCCCATACCCCCCGCGGGTGCGCCGCCGGTTGGCGGCGACCCGCGAACCGCAAGCGCGTGCGCGCTTCGAGTTCGCGCTCGAAGTTCGGTGGCATGGTTCCTTCCCGGCGGATTCTGCGCGGACAGGCCGCCGGGAACAGCCGCAAGGGGAGACTGAGTTTGTTTGCCTGTCCGAGCGCAGCGCCGGGGGGCTGGGGTATCGCCCACGTTGGCGCAGGGCGGGACGTGGGCGAACGGGCGGGGGTGGGGCGGGGGTTCCCCGCCCGGCGGCCCCGGACGCGACGTGGGCGAGCGTGGGCGAACCGGTGGCCAACGGGCAGGGAGCCGCGGAGCGGACGGGGGACAAGGACGCGGTGTGGCGGTGCGTGGTCTGGCATGGCGCGCCGGGGTCGGGCACGGCCGGGACTGGCCTGAAAAGACATGCCGAGGGCGAGAGACGCCAGCGCGTCTCTCGTCCATTCACGGATCGAGAACCCCAAGCACGGAGGCATTGGACATGACACCGAACAACGGAACGCCGCAGGTCGAACTGATCGAGATCGAGCACATCCGCGAGTACGAGCGCAACCCGCGTATCGCCAGCGAGGCCGCGATCGAGGCGGTCGCGGCCTCGATCAGGACCTTCGGATTCCGCATCCCGGTGATCATCGACCGGGACTGTGTTCTGGTGTGCGGGCACACTCGGGTGCGAGCCGCCCGCACACTGGGCATGACCCGCGTGCCATGCATCCGCGCCGATGATCTGACGCCGGACCAGGTCAAGGCGCTGCGCATCGCCGACAACAAGGTCGCGTCGCTGACCTCGTGGGACATGGAACTCCTGCCCATCGAGCTCGCCGACCTCAAGGGCGTGGACTTCGACCTGGCTGTGCTCGGCTTCAGCGCCGACGACCTCGCCGCGATCATGGCTCCGGCGGGGAACGAGGGACTCACCGACCCCGACGATGTGCCCGGGCCGCCGGACGCCGCGACGACGGTGCCGGGCGACATCTGGGTGCTGGGCAACCACCGTCTCATGTGCGGCGACAGCGGCAATCCGGAGCATCTGGATCGCCTGCTCGACGGGCAGCCGATCCACCTCGTGAACACCGACCCGCCGTACAACGTGAAGGTCGAGCCCCGTTCAAACAACGCGATCGCCGCGGGCATCACGTCGTTCTCGCGCCGCGAGGACCTGCAGTGCGAGCGCTCGCACAGCGAGCGCGGCAAGAAGGACCGCGAGCGCCTGGCCCGCAAGAACACGCATCACCAGTCGATGGACCTGGCGCGGCACCCCGAGAAGGCTCAGCCGACCACGAAGAAGATGCGAGCCAAGGACCGGCCGCTGGCCAACGACTTCGTCTCCGACGACGAGTTCGACCGGCTGCTCGCGGCGTGGTTCGGCAACATCGCCCGCGTGCTCGTCCCCGGCGGCGGGTTCTACATCTGGGGCGGCTACGCCAACTGCGCCAACTACCCGCCGGTCCTGAAGGCGTGCGAGCTGTACTTCTCGCAGGCAATCATCTGGATCAAGGAGCACCCGGTCCTGACGCGCAAGGACTTCATGGGCAACCACGAGTGGTGCTTCTACGGCTGGAAGGAAGGCGCGGCGCACCGCTTCTTCGGCCCCGCGAACGTGCCAGACACCTGGTCGATCAAGAAGGTCAACCCGCAGAGCATGGTCCACCTCACCGAGAAGCCCGTCGAGCTCGCGCGGCGGGCGATGGAGTACTCCTCGCGCCCCGGCGAGAACGTGCTCGACCTGTTCGGCGGCTCCGGCTCCACGCTCATCGCGGCGGAGATGACCGGTCGGCGCGCGTACCTGATGGAACTCGACGCGCTGTACGCGGATGTCATCGTTGATCGTTGGACCAGGTTCACTGGCAAGGAGGCGATCCGTGTTGATTCTCAAGGAAATGAGGTCGGACGCTGGCGGCCGGCCGCGGCGGCTCGGTAGGGGCGGCAACCGCATGCCCCGCACCTTCTCGATCTGCCCGGTGTGCCTGTGCGTCTACGGGCCGCTGGACCGGCGCTCGCGGCGGTACTGCTCATCCATGTGCAAGGCGGCGGCGCAGCGCACCGGGCGGAGGCGTCTCCGCCGCGCCACGAGCAAGGCGCGGAGCGCGCAGAGCCTGGTGCGGTACCACATCAAGGCGGGCAACCTGGCCAGGCCCGGAGCGTGCGAGGCGTGCGGGACCGCGAGCGGGCGCATCGAGGCGGCGCACTTCGATTACGAGCAGCCGCTGCGCGTCCGCTGGCTGTGCCGCTCGTGCCATGTTCGCTGGGACAGGCGCGAGCCCAAGGGAGGCACGCGCGTCATCGGGCCTCGGGCGATGCTCACGTGTCACCAGCCCGCCCCGACGAGGGAGGAGTCATGCCCATGACACGGAGATCACCCGGCCGCGTGCAGGCGCAGGAACGCCGCGACGGCCGTTTTGTCCTCGCGGCCCTGGGCGACCGCGAGCACGTGGTCCGCCAGCGTGTCGTCATCGATCGCCATGTCGATTCCGTTCAGGTCAAGGAAGACCAACGCCGCCGCGATACCTGTTCGTTTGTTCCCATCAACGAACGGGTGGTTCTGCACGATGTGGAACAGATACGCCGCCGCCATCTCGAACAGGTCACCGTGAAGGTATTTCCCGTCGAACATGGCGCGCGGCGTGTCAACCGCCGAGGTCAGCAGCCCGGGATCGCGAAGATCCGGGCTGCCGCCGTAGCGCTCGATCTGATCCTGGTGGATCTGGAGCACGTCATCGACGCGGAGGAACTCAGGGGCCATCCGCGATCACTCCGCCAGACGCTTGAGCGCCTTGCCGTGCTTGGCGTTGACCTTCGCCAGCGACTTGGCCAGTCGGCCTTCGCGGCTGGCGTCGCTCGCCCGGCTGATCGTGAGCACCTTGCCGTCGGTGCTGACCTCCAACGGGTCGCCCGGCTCGAACTTCAGGAGCTCAAGGATCGGCTTGTCGATGACCAGCGCGTAACTGTTGCCGTGTTTGGTAAGCGTCTTGACCATGCGGGCCTCCTTGGGGCGTTACCACACCGTACATACGAAGTATACACTTCGGCGGTTCGCACGCAAGGCTTGAGTTTCAGATTCTCGCCGCAGAAACGCCCCGGTAATGGGCCGGGGCGGGAGCATTCTCGGACTGACGCTGGGGGGTCAGTTCGCCCTGCCCGCGACGAATACGCCGCGTTCATGCTTCTTGAAGCGGGCCTTGTCGCCCTTGGCCGCGATCTCGCGGATGATGGCGGCGTAGAGCGTGGCCTCGGGGGTCTTGCCGCCGGGCGAGCGCCACAGGCCCTTGGCTTCCATCGCGGCGATCATCTCCTTGGCCCGCATCGGCACCTCGCTGGCGGCGAGCACCTGGGCCGCGGCGTCGAGGGCGCTGACGCGCTTGGGCTTCTTCTCGCCTGCGGACTTCGCGGGCTTCGGCTTCGTCGCCTTGGCAGCCTTCCGCTCCGTCGCCGGCTTGGCGCTCTTGGCGTTCTTCGCCGCGGGGCTCGACCAAGTGGCGTCGGGCTTGCGCTTGGGGATGCGCTTGCCGCCGGGGCCGACGGCCCGCTTCATCGCGGGGCTGGCGTCCGGGGCGGGGTTGAGGACCGCCGGGCCGAAGACCGTGACGGCCGCCCGTTCGGCGAGGCGGTTGGCCTCCTCGCGCGTCGGCGGGGTCTTGTCGTCGGGCGTCGCGGTTGCCTTCGCGTCCTTGCGGGCCTTCCACGCCGCGCTCATCTCGCGCTGGACCTTGCCCATGTTCTTGATCGTTCCCTTGCGTGCCATGTCGGACTCCTTCTTCTCGGTGCGATTGCCCGCCGCACGCTGCGGCGGGTCGTGGGGGGAAGCGGGGTCGTCGCGGTCTCCCGCGACGCCGCGCCGCGCGGCCGGGGGTCACTCGGCATCGCGCAGGAACTCCTCGATGCGTTCGCGTTCCATCCCGCTGGTGAATGCGACGAGGTCGATCAGGTCGCCGCGGACCTTCCCGAGGTTGCCGGGCAGGCCCCAGTTGCGCGGGTCGTCCTTGGCGCGCTCGTCGTGCTTGTCGAGTTCCATCTGAAGGACGTCGAGCAGGCGGGCGATGTCGTTGCGGCGTGCGGCGTAGGTCTCGGCGGCGGTTGGTTCTGGCTTGACGGTCTTGGGGGTGCGCTTCGTCATGGTCGTGCTCCTTGGGGTTCGGGGTGCTTGTGGTCTCCGGTAAACACCGAAGCCCGCGTGTCGCGGGCTTCAGGTCGTCGGGTCGGTTGGGAGTTCGGGGTTTCGCGGTCCCGCCGGGGCCTCGCGTCCCGTCGCTTCCCGGGCCGCGTCGGTTCGTCCCTGGCGGTAGCCCGCGTGCATCCCCTCGCGGTAGCCGCTCTCGAAGGCGTGGCGGACGAGGTCGCGGATCGACCAGACCGGGATCTCGTGGATGTCGAGGCTGTCGCGCTTGCGCGTCTCCAGCGTCTCGAGCAGCAGTTCGACCTTGGCCCATTCCATCTCGGCGTCGAGGGCCTTTTGCTTCGTGATGGCGTCGATGTTCGTGCGCTTGGTGCTCATGGCGGCGTCCTTTCAGCGGCTCGTGGGGGCGGTCGTGATGGAGGCGAGGAGGGCGGCGACGGCGTAGGCGACGTTGAGCACCGCCGCGGTGGTGCGGACCTCGTCCGGCGTGCCGAGGCGGAAGGACGCGCCCGAGACGGTGACCTCCCACACCGACCCGTAGGCGACGTGGGCGTTGATGCTGATCGGGCTGCCGCCGGGCGTGGGCAGGTCGATGCTGACGTCCGGGTTCGCCGTCACGCTGTGCGCGACCTTGGCGAAGCCGAAGGGCGTGGTGTTGGCGAGCGCCCGCAGCGCGGGCATCATCGCTTCGAGGTCGGCCTTGGTCGGGATGGTGTTCTTCGTGCTCATCGGTGCGTTCTCCTTCGCGGGGTTCGGCCCCGCGTTGTGACACATGAAGCCGTGGGTTCCCGCGAACAGCAAGGCGATTCGGCGAGGATTCGCCGAGAATCTGCCGGTTGTGGGAAACTACGCGAAACATGTCGCCCCGTGGCGGGGGAAGTGGGGCCGGGAGGTCCGGGATGACTCCCGAACACGCGCCTAGTTCCGGCCCCTCCCCCGCCGCACAGGGAATGTCCCGGCTGAACCCGGCCGCGCTCCCCGTGCCGGACGCCGCGCGCGTGCTCACGCGTTTGGGCGGAAAGGCGGTGACGGAGGACATGCTGCTCGCGGACATCGACGCGGGCGCGCCCACGAACGCCGACGGCACGCTGAACCTCGTGCACTACGCCGCGTGGCTGGTGAAGGAGATGGCGGCTTCTGGAGGTGGTGGTGGCGATTGACCCGCGCCAACTCAGGCCCGGCGAACTCGCGCGGCTGCTGAACAGCACGCCGCTGGGCGAGGTGATCAGCGAGCGTCAGCTCCACCGCCATCGCACGCGCGCGGGGTTCCGCGTCGCGGCCGATGGCGATCGTGGGGGTGCGGGCAAGGTCGATCTGTTCCGCTACGTCGCGTGGCTGGTGACGACGCGCCACGAGGCACTGGCGGAAGCGGCCCGCGAGCCCGAGGGGCTCACGGGTTACGAGGCGATGAAGGAGCGGGCGCGGCAGCGCAACGCCATGCTCTCGCTCTCCGGGCGCGACATCGGCGACCTGCCCGACGTGGCGGACCCCGCTCGGCGCGCTCGGGCAGCGAAGGACTTCCGGTACTTCTGCGAGACGTACTTCCCGCAGACGTTCCACCTCAAGTGGTCCGACGACCACCTGAAGGTCATCGCCAAGATCGAGCAGGCGGTGCTCGAAGGCGGTCTGTTTGCGATGGCGATGCCGCGCGGCTCGGGCAAGACCAGCCTGTGCGAAACCGCCTGCCTCTGGGCGCTGGTGTACGGGCACTGCGAGTTCGTGGCGCTCGTCGGCTCCGACGAAGAGCACGCGGCGGGGATGCTCGAGTCGATCAAGGCGGAACTGGAGAACAGCGAGATCCTCGGGGCCGACTTCCCGGAGGTCTGCCACCCGATCCGGTCGCTGGAGGGCATCCACCAGCGGGCCTCGGGGCAGTTGTACCAGCGGAAGCAGACGCACATCGGCTGGACCGCGCGAGAGATCGTGTTGCCCACCATCCCCGGCTCCGCGGCGTCGGGGTCCATCATCCGCGTCGCCGGGATCACCGGGCGCATCCGTGGCATGAAGCACAAGCGCGTCGATGGCGTGAGCGTCCGACCGTCGCTGGTGCTCATCGACGATCCGCAGACCGACGAGAGCGCCCGCTCGCCCTCGCAGTGCGCCAACCGCGAGCGCATCCTCGCCGGGGCGATCCTGGGGCTGGCGGGGCCGGGCAAGAAGATCGCCGGCCTCATGACGCTGACGGTCGTTCGCCCCGACGACCTGGCAGACCGCATCCTCGACCGCGAGAAGCACCCGCAGTGGCAGGGCGAACGGACGAAGATGGTGTATGCCTTCCCCGCGCGGGACGCGCTGTGGCAGCGGTACGCGGAGGTGCGGGCCGAGGGGCTGCGCAGCGACCGGGGTATCAAGGCCGCCACGGAGTTCTACAGGCAGCACCGGACCGCGATGGACGAGGGCGCGGTGGTCGCGTGGCCGGAGCGGTTCAACCACGACGAACTCTCGGCGCTCCAGCATGCGATGAACCTGAAACTCCAGAACGAGGCGGCGTTCTTCGCGGAATACCAGAACGAGCCGCTGCCGGAGGTTCAGGCGGCGGACGACCTGCTCACCGCCGACCAGATCGCGGCGAAGGTGAGCGGGCACCACCGCGGGCAGGTGCCCCTTGGCTGCACGCGCCTGACGATGTTCGTGGACGTGCAGGGCAAGGCCCTGTTCTACTTGGTCGCTGCGTGGGAGGACGACTTCACCGGGTATGTTATCGACTACGGCACGGAGCCGGACCAGAAGCACCCCCACGGGTACTTCACGCTCCGCGATCTGCGGCGGACGCTGGCGACGGCCGCGCCCCGGGCCGGGGTCGAAGGGGCGATCTACGCCGGCCTGGAGCGGCTGATCACCGCGACGGTGGCCCGCGAGTGGCGGCGCGACGACGGCGCGATGGTGCGCATCGACCGCTGCCTGATCGACGCCAACTGGGGTTCGTCCACGGACGTGGTCTATCTGTTCTGCCGCCAGAGTTCGCACGCGGGCGTGCTGATGCCAAGCCACGGGCGGTATGTCGGGGCCAGCAGCATCCCGTTCTCCGACTACAAGCGCAAGCGCGGCGAGCGAATCGGCCTGAACTGGCGCGTGCCCGTGGTGACCGGCAAGCGCGCCGTGCGGCACATCGTCTTCGACACGAACTACTGGAAATCGTTCGTGCACGCCCGCCTGGCGGTGCCGATGGGCGACCCCGGCTGCCTGTCCCTGTTCGGGAGCAAGCCCGAGCCGCACCGGCTCATCGCCGAGCACCTGACCAGCGAGTACCGCGTCAAGACCGAGGGGCGGGGACGCACGGTGGACGAGTGGAAACTCCGCGTCGACGGGCTCGACAACCACTGGCTCGACTGCCTTGTCGGCGCGGCCGTCGCGGCGTCGATGCACGGGGCGGTGCTCTTCGGGACTGATGCACACGCCGAGCGGCGGCCGCGGCTGCGACTCTCCTCGCTCCAAGGAGGTCGTCGCTAATGCCGCGTGTGAAACGCCAGCCCGAGTCGAACAGTGGTCAACAGGTCGGCCTGGTGTGCCGCGGTTGCGGGTGCCAGCACTTTCGCGTCGTGTACGTCAAGCACCGTCCGGGCGGGATTGTGCTGCGTCGTCGCGAGTGCCGGCACTGCGGCCGCCGGGTCATGACGCGCGAAGTCCAGGTGTGAGGTCGATCTATCGACCATTCTGCGTCGCGCGCACGCCACGGCGCGGAGCGATTGCGTAGATGGCTCCCGAACGCGGCGCTGCGCCGCACACGGGAGCAGTCATGCCCGATCCAGACCCCAACCTCGAGCAGGCCATCCGCGACAACGCGGCGCAGCCCGCGAAGGCGTCGGTGGACGGCCAGTCCGTCGAGCAGCACCCGCTGAAGGACCAGATCGAGGCCGACCGCTACCTCGCGTCCAAGGACGCCGCGAGGAAGCCCGGCCTCGGCGTCAAGTTCGCCAAGCTCGTTCCTCCCGGCTCTGTTTGACCACTACGCGCCCATGCTCAAAGCCATCGCCAACATCATGAGCCGGGCCGGTCGCGGGACGCGAGCGATTTCTCCCTCCACGACGGTGTCGCGTGCTCCGCATGGAGGCGGTTCACGCGGCGGCCGTCGTGTGGTCGTCGCCAAGTTCGACTCAGCGCAGACTACGCCCGACAACCGCAGGCACTGGGCCGCGGCCGACGGTCTCTCGCCCAACGCGGCGGTCAGCCCTGAGGTCCGGCGCATCCTCCGCAACCGCGCCCGCTACGAGGTCGCCAACAACTCCTACGCCAAGGGCATCGTCCTCACGCTCGCCAACGACACGATCGGCACCGGCCCGCGGCTGCAGATGCTCACCGACGACGCCGCGGCCAACCGGCGCGTCGAGGAACTCTTCGAGTCCTGGGCCGAGGCGATCGACCTGCCCGGCAAGCTCCGCACCATGCGGCTCGCGCGTGCCGAGAGCGGCGAGGCATTCGGCCTGCTGGTCAGCAGCCCGGGGATCGACTCTACGGTCAAGCTCGACCTGCGCCTCATCGAGCCCGAGCAGGTCGCCACACCGTGGCGCGTGGGGATGCGGGTCCCCGACAACGAGGTCGATGGCGTCGTGCTCGACGAGCACGGCCTCCCCGTGGCCTACCGCGTGCTGCGCCATCACCCCGGCGACACCGGGGGATGGGTGGGCGGAGCAGGCGGGGGGGGCGATCCCGCGGCGTTCGACACGCTCCCGGCGAGCAGTGTGCTGCACTACTTCCGGCCCGATCGGCCGGGGCAGATGCGAGGCATCCCGGACATCACGCCCGCGCTGCCGCTGTTCGCGCAGTTGCGGCGGTACACGCTCGCTGTCATCGCCGCCGCCGAGACCGCCGCGGACTTCGCCGCCGTGCTCTACACCGACGCCCCCGCCAACGGCGAAGCCGATCCGCTCGAGCCGATGGACGAGGTCGAGCTCGAGAAGCGCATGGCCACCGTGCTCCCCGGCGGCTGGAAGCTCGGGCAGGTCCACGCCGAGCAGCCGACCACGAGCTACGCCGAGTTCAAGCGTGAGATCTTGAACGAGATCGCCCGCTGCCTGAACATGCCCTTCAACGTCGCGGCGGGGAACTCCTCGGGGTACAACTACGCCAGCGGCCGCCTCGACCACCAGACGTATTTCAAGAGCCTGCGCGTCGACCAGCACCACCTGCGCCTGGCGGTCCTTGACCGCCTGCTCAAGGCCTGGCTCGACGAAGCCGCGCTCGTTGAGGGTCTGCTCCCGCAGTCCATGCGGGTGCGTAACGCAGCCATGCCGCACACCTGGTTCTGGGATGGCGTCGAGCACGTCGATCCCGCCAAGGAAGCCACGGCCCAGGCCACCCGCCTGGCCAACCACACCACCACGCTCGCCGCCGAGTTCGCCCGCCAAGGGCGCGACTGGGAGGACGAGCTCCGTCAGCGGGCCAAGGAACTCGCGCTCATGGCCGAGCTCGGGCTCCCGCTCACCACGACCGCACAGCAGGAGTCCGCGCCGAGGCGCAACGAGGAACAGGAGACTGAATCCCATGCCGTCTGACACCATCGTGTTCAACGACCATCCGCTCGTGATCCGCGCCCACAAGGCCGCCGACACCGACGCGCCCTCGCACAAGAGCCTCTCGCTGACGGCGCAAGCGGAGTTCGAGTTCATCGCCGCTTCGGGCAATGAGGCCGGTGGCGGCACCGCGCTCCCGAGGTTCCGGATGGTCGCGTACACCGGCGGCCCGATGAAGGTCGCCGGGTGGCGGCACCCGGTCGTCATCGACCTGGCGGGCCTGGCGATCCCCTCGCAGTCCCGCCCGATCCGCTTCGGGCACGACGCGGCCGCGGGCGTCGGGCACACCAGCGTCGTCGCCGTCGAGGATGGCAAGCTCGTCGCCTCGGGCATGATCTCCCGCGACACGCACGCGGCCAAGGAGGTCGTGGCCTCGGCGCGCAACGGCTTCCCCTGGCAGGCGTCGGTGGGCGCGAGCGTCGAGGCGTTCGAGTTCCTCCGCGAGAACCAGTCTGCCACGGTCAACGGCCGCGAAGTGCAGGGGCCGCTGAACATCGTCCGCCGCGCCACGCTGGGCGAGATCAGTTTCGTGGACCTCGGGGCCGACGGCGGGACGACCGCGAGCATCGCGGCCTCGGGCGAGGCCGGCGCTGCGCCCCCCACGCAGCCCACGGCCCCCACGCCCCCGACGCCCCCCACACCTGCCACGCCCCCGGTGAACGGTGCCGAGACCGCCGATCCCGTCCGTGATCTGCGTGCCCAGATGGCCGCGGAGACGGACCGGATCGCGGCGATCCGCCGTCTGTGCGCTGGCGCGCACGCGGCCATCGAATCACAGGCGATTCGTGAGGGGTGGGACGCCACTCGCACGGAGTTGGAGGTGCTGCGCGCCAGCCGTCCCAAGGCTCCCGCGGGTCCGGCGATCCACGCGCACGGCCAGGCCGGGGTCACGCAGAAGGTGCTGGAGGCTGCGTGCATTCTCTCGGGCCGCCTGGAGAACCCGGAGCAGCACTGCAACGAGCGTGACCTCGAGGCCGCGAGCCGCGCCTTCGGCCGCACGATGGGGCTGCAGGAACTGCTCCTGCACGCCGCGTGGGCCAACGGCTACTCGGGCCGCACCTTCCGCGACTGGCACGGCGTGATGGATGCGGCCTTCGGGCGTCCCGGAGCCGACGTGCAAGCCTCCATCGGCAACAGCACGATCAGCATCGCGGGCATCCTCTCCAACGTCGCCAACAAGTTCCTGCTGGAGGGGTTCTTCAGCGTCGAGCGCGTCTGGCGGAACATCTGCGCCGTGCGCAGCGTCACCGACTTCAAGACCGTCACCAGCTACCGCCTCACCGGCAACGACGGGTACGAGAAGGTCGCCCCGGGCGGCGAGATCAAGCACGGCACGCTCGGCGAAGAGTCGTACTCCAACAAGGCCGAGACGTACGCCTTGATGCTGTCGATCGACCGCACCGACATCATCAACGACGACCTGGGCGCGATCACGACCGTCCCCCGCAAGCTCGGCTCGGGCTCGGGCAAGACCATCAACGAGGTCTTCTGGGCCGCGTTCATGGCCAACAGCGGGTTCTTCACCGTCGGCAACAAGAACTTCATCTCCGGCGCGGACACGGCGCTTGGGATCGATGGCCTGACCAAGGCCGAGGTCACGTTCATGGACCAGGTGGACTCCGACGGCAAGCCCATCGGTGTGCTGCCGTCCATCCTGCTCGTCCCCACGGCCCTTTCGGCAATGGGCAGCCAGCTCTTCAAGAGCCTGGAACTGCGCGACAACACGGCCAACGCGCGGTACCCGGTCACCAACCCGCACCAGGGCAAGTTCCGCGTCGAGGTCAGCCGCTACCTGGGCAACCCCAAGTTCACCGGCAACTCGACGAAGGCGTGGTACCTGCTGGCGGACGCGAGCGACCTGCCCGTCGTCGAGATGGCGTTCCTCAACGGGCAAGAGTCCCCGACCATCGAGACGGCCGAGCAGAACTTCAACCGCCTGGGCATCCAGATGCGCGGCTACCACGACTTCGGCGTGGCGCTGCAGGACCCGCGCGGCGGCGTCAAGAGCAAGGGCGAGGCGTAACCCGCCATGGGCGACGTCATCGAGGGCGGCGGCGAGATCGAACCAGGTGGAGGGGGCGAGCCGGGCGAGCCCGGCTCCGGAGGATCACAGATGTCCACGACGAAGTTCGTACAGGAAGGCGCGGCGATCGACTACACCCCCGGGGCCGACATCCCCGCGGGCACCGTCGTCGTGCAGGGCGACCTTGTCGGCACCACGCGCGTCGACCTCAAGGCCAATCAGCTCGGCTCGCTGGCGGTGCAGGGGGTCTTCGACTTCCCCAAGGCCGCGGGCGCGGGCACGGCGTTCACCGTCGGCACGCTGGCGTACTGGGATGCGGTCGCCAAGGTCGCCACCAAGACCGCCGCCGGCAACAAGGTGATCGGCAAGGCGGTGCGCGCCGCGGCCGATGCCGACATCACGGTGCGCATCCGCATGTCGCAGTAACCCCGGCGAGAGGAGGGCGGCATGGGTGACCTGCTCGAACAGGGCGCGGCGTTCCTCGACGACCAGCGGCATCGGCACATGAGCCGCGCGGTGGTCTACAGGCGCGGCGCGGAGGAGAAGGAGGTGCAGGCCACCATCGGCCGCACGGAGTTCGAGCAGGCCGATGAGGCGGGGTTGATCCACCGCGTGGAATCGCGGGACTTCCTGATCCGCGCGGCGGACCTGGACCTGGGCGCGGGACCGATCACGCCGCGAGCGGGCGACCAGGTGCGGGAGCGGGTCGGCGGCGTGGGGGGGCATGTGCTGGTGTACGAGGTCAACGCACCCGGCGGGCAGCCGCCCTGGCGATTCAGCGATCCCTACCGGCGGGTCATGCGGGTTCACACCAAGTTCGTGGGCACGGAGGCGTGATGACGGGACCAAACGGACAGAACGGCACCAACGGCGGCAAGGCGTCGCTTCGCGTCCAGTGGGCGGGGATCATCGTCACGATCCTGCTCGCGGCGGGCGCGATGACCGTCCAGTGGGGCGTGGTGACCGCCAAGCTCCAGCAGGTGGAGAAGCGCCTGGACGAACTGATCGTCGAGGCCCGCGCCCTGCGCACCGAGTACCAGGCGATCGAGCGTCGCGTGTCGTACCTCGAAGGTCGGCTCAACGGAAGGGGTGGCCAGTGAGCACCATCGCCGCCATCGCCGACGCGGTCGCCGCGCACATCAACGCCGGGACGTACTCGCGCCCGGTGAGCGCCGAGCGGATGTACCAGCCCGCCTTCACGCTGGAGGACCTCAAGGACCTGCGCGTGTCGGTGGTGCCGCGGACGGTCGGCATCTCCGCCGCCAGCCGCGACAGCAGCACCTTCGAGTGCGTCATCGACGTGGGCGTGCAGCAGAAGTTGCCGGCGGAGGCCGAGCAGGCCGAGATTGACGCCCTGCTCGATCTCGTCGAAGAGATCGCCGACCGGCTGCGGCTGACGAGACTGCCCGGTGCGCCCGAGGCCGCGTGGGTTGGGCTGGCCCACGAGCCCGTCGTGTCGAGCGAGTCGCTGGAGCAGCATCGGGTGTTCACGAGCGTCCTGAGCGTCACGTACCGGGTGCGGAGGTAGGAGGCAGAGGCCGTGCGGAACTTCATCGCGCTCAAGATCGACCTGGACACGGACTATGTGGCCCTCTCGACGCCGCCGCTGGTGGCGACGTGCACGCTGACGTTCGCGCACACGAACACGCAGGACGCCACGCTCAAGGGGACCGACGGCAAGGAACTGCTGATCCCGCCGGGCGCGCAGTACCGCCTGGAGCGCGTGGACCTGTCGCGGATCGAGGTCAAGAGCAAGGCGGGCGAGTGCGTGTACGTGGTCGGGCACGGCGGATGAGCAAGGGGCAAGGAGCAGGCAATGGCGATCAAACTGGGCATGGAGGCGGTCCTCAAGTACAAGGTCGGCGGGCAGGCCGGCGGCGGCGCATGGACGGCGATGGGCAACACCCGCGACGTGACGCTCAACCTCGAAGCGGGTGAGGCGGACGTGACCACCCGCGCCAACGCGGGCTGGCGCGCCACTGTCGGCACGCTCAAGGAGGCGAGCGTCGAGTTCGAGATGGTGTGGGATACCGGCGACGCCGGGTTCACCGCCATCAAGAACGCCTTCTTCAACAACGCCGTGATCGGGCTGCAGGTTCTCGACGGGACCAGCGGCCAGGGCCTTCAGGCGGACTTCTCCATCACCAACTTCTCGCGCAGCGAGGCGCTCGAAGAGGCCATCACCGTCTCGGTCACGGCGAAGGTGACGTACTCGACGACGGCGCCTTCATGGATCGGCGGGTAACACGACACCCCACGCACGTCACGGAGGAATCACAGATGCGGACGTTCACGGACAACGCGGGCAGGCAGTGGCAGGTCGAGATCAACGTCGCGGCCCTCAAGCGCGTGCGAGGGCTGGTGCGCGTGGACCTCATGCAGCCCATCGAGGGCACGGGCGGCCTGCTCGAACGCCTGGTGCGCGACCCGGTGCTGCTGTGCGACGTGGTCTACGCGCTGTGCAAGCCCGAGGCGGACACGCGCGGCGTCAGCGACGAGGACTTCGGCCGGGCGATGGCGGGCGACGCCATCGAGCACGCCACCGCCGCGGTGCTGGAGGAACTCGTGTCTTTCTGCCCGAGCCCGAGGGACCGGGCCAACCTCGGGCGGGTGCTCCAGGCCACGCGGGAGGTGATGGACAAGGCGCGGGACCTGGCGACGCGGCGGATCGATCACCTGATCCAGAGCGGGGAAC